ATGGTGGTTCCGAAATCACAGCATTAACTTTAGATATGTCAGACGCTGGTGCAGCTATATTTAATCACAATGTAACTGTAGGAAATAATTTAGTAGTTTCAGGTAACTTAACTGTTTCTGGTGATACAACAACTGTTAATACTTCAACATTATCCGTAGAAGATCCATTAATTATAATGGCGTCTGGTAATAATGCGGCTGACGCTGTTGATATTGGTTTATATGGATTATATGACACAAGTGGTTCACAAGATTTATATTCAGGACTGTTTAGGGATGCTTCAGATACTAAATGGAAATTATTTAAAGACCTTCAGGCAGCGCCAACTACTACTGTTAATACAAGTGGTACTGGTTATGCAACTGGAACATTAGTTGCTAATTTAGAAGGAAATGTAACTGGTAATGTTACAGGTAATACATCTGGAACAGCTGCTACGGTTACGACCGCAGCTCAACCTGCAATTACTTCAGTAGGAACTTTAACTACTTTACAAGTTGATAATCTTAACATTAATGGCAATACAATATCATCTACAGCAGGTACTGATTTAAATATTACACCATTAACAGGACAACAAATTGTATTAGACGGAACAATAATAGTTGACGCTGGTGTAGTTACTGGAGCAACAAGTATTACATCAACTGCATTGGTTGGTGCTTTAACAGGAAACGCTTCTACAGCAACTGCATTAGAAACTGCTAGAACAATCGCTGGAGTATCTTTTGATGGTACTGCTAATATTGCGATTGCGTCAACAAATTTATCTGATACTGCTTCAATTGCATTATTAACAGCTTCACAAACTTTAACTAATAAGACATTAACAGCACCAACAATTAACGCAGCTACCGTAACAGGCGCTGTAACATTTGCTGGCGATGTAAACTTTGACTCTGGTACTTTATTTGTAGATGAAAGCGCAGATAAAGTTGGGATTGGAACGACTACGCCTGCGAGATCATTAGAAATTTCACAATCAATTCCAGTAATCAGAATAACAGATACGGACGCTGCCGCTGGATATATGGAAATGGCAGGTGCAGGTGCTGAATTTAAATTTGATTTAGATAAAGATAACGCTTTAGATAATTCAATATTAACTTTTAGAGTTGATGGTAATTATGTAATGAAATTTAGAGATGGTGCGTCTGAATTTGCTGATGGTAGTGCTGCTTTTCCAAGTATTACTAACATCGGAGATGTAAACACAGGATTATACTTTAGTGCTGCTGATACAATGGCTTTTTCAGCTGGTGGTACTTCACAATTTACAATGGCAGATGGAGTTATAGCTCCTGTTACAGATAGTGATGTTGATCTAGGTACAAACTCTTTACGTTTCAAAAATGCTTATATAGATAGTATCACAGGTGCTCTTACAGGTAACGCTTCTACAGCAACTACACTTGCAACTGCTAGAACAATTGCAGGTCAAAGTTTTGATGGTTCAGCAAACATAACTATTGCTTCAACAGATTTATCAGACACAGCAAGTATTGCTTTATTAACATCAACACAGACTTTAACTAATAAAACTTTAACAACACCTACTATTGCTCAAATTAATGCAACTAACTTTTTACTAGACGCTTCAAATAATATTGATATAGACGCTGGTGGTGGAGATGTAACATTTAAAAAAGGTGGTACTGCTTGGGGACTATTCAAAGAATCAAGTGGTGACGCTGTATTTGAAGTTAAGACTAACAACAAAGATATGGTCTTCAAAGGTGAAGATGATGGTTCATCTATCACAATGCTTACACTTGATGGTTCAGACGGTGGTACTGCTATATTCAATAAAGATATAAAACTTGGTGATAGTAAAAACATTGAGTTTGGTGCAAGTGGCGATTTAAGATTATACCACGATGGTTCAAATTCGTATATAGATGACGTAGGAACAGGTGCTATTGTCGTTAGAGGTTCAGCAATTAATATACAATCAGATAGTTTAAATCTTAAAAACTATGCAGGCGATGAATCATATCTAGTAGGTACAGCAGATGGTGCTGTAGAAATCAGATACGATAATAGTAAGAAATTTGAAACAACATCTTCAGGTGTAACAATAACAGGTGCGGCTGTCGCTACTGGATTTACTGGTGCTCTTACAGGAAACGCTTCCACAGCAACTGCATTAGAAACTGCTAGAACAATTGCAGGTGTATCATTTGATGGTAGTGCAAATATTGCTATTGCGTCAACTGATTTATCTAACACATCAAATATTACTTTAAATGACGCTTCGCAAACTTTAACGAATAAAACATTAACTACTCCTACTATTACAGAAATAGATAGTGGTTCTACAATTACATTAGACGCTACAACAGATATTAATTTAGACGCTGATAGTGGGTATGTTTATCTTAAAGACGCAGCTACAGCTGTTGGACTTTTTAAGTTAACTGGATCAGATTTCTATGCCAAATCTGTTGTACAAGATAAAGATATAATATTCCAAGGAAATGATGGTGGTTCAACTATCACAGCATTAACTTTAGATATGTCAGACGCTGGTTCTGCTATATTTAATCACAATGCAACTATAGGAAATAATTTAGTAGTTACAGGTGACTTAACAGTAAATGGTACAACTACAACTGTTGCAACTACAAATACAACTGTAGCAGACTCACTATTAGAATTAGGAAATGGTACTTCAGGTACTCCTTCCAATGACGCTGGTTTAGTAATAGAAAGAGGCGATTCAAATAACGCATTTATAGGATTTGACGAGTCGGCAGATAAGTTCATTGTTGGTACAGGAACATTTACTGGTGCTTCAACAGGCAATCTAACAATTACAACTGGAACATTAGTTGCTAATTTAGAAGGAAATGTAACTGGTAACGTAACAGGTAATACATCTGGTACTGCTGCTACAGTTACAACTGCAGCTCAACCTGCAATTACTTCAGTAGGAACTTTAACAGCTCTTTCAGTTGACAATATAACTATAAACGGCAATGATATTTCCTCTACAGCAGGAACAGATTTAACAATAACTCCATTAACAGGACAACAAATTGTACTTGATGGTACAATCGTAATTGACGCAGGTGTAGTTACAGGTGCAACAAGTATTACAAGTACTGCATTTGTTGGCGCCTTAACAGGAAATGCTAGTACAGCAACATTAGCTTCTTCAGCAACTGCATTAGCAAATGCTAGAACAATCGCTGGTCAAAGTTTTGATGGTACTGGTAACATAACAATTGCTTCAACAGATTTATCTGATACTTCTGCTGTTTCATTATTGACTGCAAGTCAAACATTAACAAATAAAACATTAACAAGTCCTGTAATCAACACAGGTGTTTCTGGTTCTGCTATTGCTGATGAAGACAATATGTCTTCTGATTCGGCAACGAAATTAGCAACACAACAAAGTATTAAAGCATATGTAGATGGACTAGCTTTATCATTAATTGATGAAGACAATATGTCAAGTGATAGTGCTACACGTCCACCTTCTCAACAATCAGTTAAGGCTTATGTGGATGATAATGTTTCAAGTGTTTCAGCTTCAAGTACAACTACATTTACTAATAAAACAATATCAGGTTCATCAAACACAATCACAGGATTAAACGCTGCCAGTATGGGTGGCGGAAGTGTTTCAAACACAGAATTTGACTTTTTAAATGGGGTCACAAGTGCAATTCAAACACAATTAGATAATAAATCAACGAAAGGTTTTGCTATTGCGATGGCAATTGCATTATAAATATATAAATAAGAGAGATATAATATGGCACAAAATTTTAGAAGATATATAGCAAGAAACGTTGGGACGTCTGCTTCAACACTTTTTACTGCTAACAGTTACGATACTGTTATAGGTATCGCTTTGGCGAATACAACGTCAAGTGAAATTAAAGTAGATGTTTATATTAATGATGGATCAAATGACTATTATCTTATAAAAAATGCACCTATTCAAACTGGTGGGGCTTTACAAATTATAGACGGAGGAGCAAAATACGTAGTACATTCTGCTGACGTATTAAAAGTAGTATCTGATACTGCTAGTTCTTGTGATGTAGTTGTAAGTACAGTAGATGATATATCAAGTTAGGAAATAAATGGCTTACATAGGAAATAACGTTACACAAACTGCTGTTGATACAACAGATCAAAGATTTGACGAATTTAAGGCAACATCAATTGACGCTTCTGCTGTACAGACGATATTTTTAGGCGGAGATGAAACGGCAGTAAGTGGTTCTCCAGAAGACGCTTTCGGCGTTTCTTTGAATAATGTAAGTGCTGATTGTAATCACAAAACATATAGAAGAATTGATATGGGTAATGTAGTTGCCGTAGTAGGCGTAGTTGACTTTGGTTATGTAGCAAGTTCATAATATTATGAATTTTAGGAAAATAAAGTAACGTAAAAAAAAAGGGAGTTCAAATAACTAAATATTATAAATAATAGAAGTTAGTTTGTTACAAAAGGGAGAGAACAACAATGCCAACAATTTTACAATTAAGAAGAGGTACTACTGCTGAAAACGCTGCCTATACAGGCTCAGTTGGTGAAATAACGGTAGATACTACATTAGATAAAGTTATCTTACACGATGGTTCTACTGCAGGTGGTACAACGGTTGGTAACTTACAAGGAGTAATTCAATTAGGTAAGACAGCAACAGGAGAAATAGACACTTCTTCTGGAAATCTTACAATAGATTCAGCAGGTGGCACAGTCGCCATTGACGATAACGCAACAGTTTCAGGAACATTAGGTGTTACAGGAGTAGCAACATTTTCTACTCACGTTGCAATGGGCGATAGTGATATTTTAAAAATAGGTGCTGGACCAGATTTAACATTATACCACGACGGAACAAACTCATACATTACAAATTCAACAGGTGCTTTAAAAGTTGCAACAGAAACTTCTGGTGTAGCGATTACATTAGGGCACTCAACTTCGGAAGTTACAGTTGCAGATAACCTTACGGTTACTGGAAACCTTACAGTTTCTGGAACAACAACAACTGTAGATTCTACAACAGTTAATATACAAAATGCTTTTGTTTTTGAAGGTGCAACAGATGACGCTTACGAAACAACTTTAACAACAGTTGACCCAACAGCAGATAGATCAGTAAGTTTACCAAATGCTACTGATACACTAGTTGGTAAAGCAACAACAGATACACTTACAAATAAATCAATTGATTTAGCAGATAATACACTTACAGGTTCTTTAGCAGAATGGAATAGTGCATTACAAAGTGAAAGTTTTGTTTCATTAACAGGTTCAGAAACATTAACAAATAAAACTTTAACAACACCAACATTAACTACACCTGTTATTAATACAGGTGCAAGTTTAAAAAATGGTTCATCTAGTGCTGGTTACGCTGATTTTTATGAAGATAGTGATAACGGTACAAATAGAGTTAGATTAATTGGACCTGCTTCTACAGCAGATGTCACTTTAACTTTACCTGCTTCTACTGATACATTAGTTGGTAAAGCAACAACAGACACATTTACAAATAAAACATTAACAAGTCCTGTTATTAATACAGCAGTTTCAGGAAGTGCTATACTTGATGAAGACGCAATGGGATCAAATAGTGCAACTCAACTTGCTACTCAACAATCAATCAAAGCTTATGTTGACGCAAAAGCGACAGCAGCAGATTTAGATTTAACTTCAGACTCTGGAACAATTGATATTGATTTAGATTCTGAAACATTAACAGTTGCTGGTGGTACTGGAATTGATTCAAGTGCTACAGGTACTACAGTTACAGTTGCTGTTGACTCAAATGTTGTTCTTTTAACAGATAGTCAAACTTTAACAAACAAAACTTTAACAGCACCAACAATTACAAGTCCTGCAATAAATACAGGAGTTTCAGGTTCTGCCATAAAAGACGAAGACAATATGGCGTCAGATTCTGCTACTCACTTATCAACTCAACAATCAATTAAAGCATACGTTGACTCAAAAGTAACAGCAGAAGATTTAGATTTAACTACAGACTCTGGAACAATTGATATTGATTTAGACTCTGAAACGTTAACAATCGCTGGTGGTACTGGATTAACTTCAAGTGCGACAGGAACTACAGCAACACTTGCTATTGACAGTACAGTAACAACATTAACAGGAACACAAACATTAACTAATAAAACATTAACAAGTGCTGTGTTAACAACACCACAGATTAATGATACTTCAGCGAATCATCAATATGTATTTGCTGTAAGTGAATTAGCAGCAGATAGAACAGTAACTTTACCTTTACTAACTGGTAATGACCAAGTTACTATGGATGCTCACGCAACTACATTAACTAACAAAACAATTGATTTAGCAGATAATACTGTAACAGGTTCACTTGCTGAGTTTAATACTGCATTACAAAGTGAAAGTTTTGCTGGTCTTGCGGCTGCACAAACATTAACGAACAAAACTATATCAGGTTCTTCAAACACATTATCTAATATTGCTAATGGTTCATTAACCAATTCTGCAATAACAGTTTCAGATGGTTCCAATACTACAGCAGTTGCTCTAGGCGGAACAATGACATTTGCTGGAACTAATAATGAAGTAGAAGTTGCTGAAAGTTCAGGAACAGTAACTATCGGATTACCTGCTAACGTAACAATCTCTGGAAACTTAACTGTTTCTGGCGATACTACTACAGTTAATACTGCAACATTGGCAGTAGAAGACCCATTAATTTCTCTGGCAACAGGAAACAATGCGGCTGACGCTGTTGATATCGGGTTATATGGATTGTATGATACATCTGGTTCACAAGACCTTTACGGTGGTATCTTTAGGGATGCTGGCGATGGTAAGTGGAAAGTATTTAAAGACAATCAAGCAGCTCCAACAACAACTGTAAACACAAGTGGTACAGGATATGCTGTTGGAACAATTGTTGCAAACCTAGAAGCAACAACTGCTACATTGGGTGGCGTAGATATTTTATCTACAACTAATAGTAAAACAGTTACGAACAAAACTATTAACTGTTCTAATAATACAATTTCTAATATTGTTTCATCTATGTTTGCTAGTGCTGTAACATTACAGATACTAGATTCTGGTGGTTCAACTGTTAAGACAATTGTTGGTTCTGCTACGTAATATTTAATTAATCCCTTAATTATCTATTTTTACCTAACGCATTTATGCGTAAACTAGGATTGAGCCTTATTAACAGTTAAAAAATCTTATAAATAGTAATAAAGGAACTATTAAATGGCTAATCCAAATACCAGAGAAACATTAAAACAGTATGCTTTAAGAACATTAGGCAAGCCTGTTATTGAGATTAACGTTGATGACGATCAATTAGAAGATAGATTAGATGAAGCGTTACAATATTTTTCACAATATCATTATGATGGTGTTGAGAGAACATACCTTAAATATAAAGTTACACAAGCAGACGTAGATAGAATAATATCTCCTGATGGAGATACTGCTTCATCAATCACTAAAAATTCAGTTACTACTGCATGGACTGAACAGAATAATTTTATATTAGTTCCAGAAGCCGTATTAGCAGTAACTAGAATATTCCCATTATCAAATAGAGGCAATCAAAATATGTTTGATATGAGATATCAATTAAGATTAAACGACCTTTACGATTTTTCATCAACATCAATTATACATTATGATATGGTGTTAAGACATTTAGATTTTTTAGATCATTTATTAGTAGGTGAAAAACCAGTAAGATTTAATCAATATAATAATAAACTGTTTGTAGATATGGATTGGAAAACAGACATATCTGTAGGTGAGTTTCTTGTTATTGAATGTTTTAGAAAATTAGATCCAACAGTTATGACAGATGTTTATAATGACATTTATTTAAAACGATATGTTACAGCATTAATCAAAAGACAATGGGGTGCTAACTTATCAAAATTCAATGGCGTTGCTATGTTAGGTGGTGTTACTCTTAATGGTCAACAAATATTCCAAGAGTCACAAGACGACATAAAAAGATTAGAAGAAGAAATAAGAGGCACATACGAAACGCCTGTAACGTATATGATAGGATAATGCCATGCCAGTTAATCACTACTTCCAAGGTGGCAACGGAATTGGAAACACAGCAGAAAAAAGATTACACGAAGATTTAATCATAGAAGGTCTAAAGATATACGGCCTTGACTGCTTTTATTTACCAAGAACACTAGTTAATAAAGATTTAATTTTAGGAGAGGATACTCTTTCTAAATTTGACGCTTCATATATGTTAGAAATGTATGTTGAAACGCAAGAAGGATTTGCTGGTGAACAAGAATTAGTATCTAAATTTGGTTTAGAAATTAGAGAAGATACAACGTTTATGATTTCTAAAAGACGTTGGCAAAATCAAGTTGATAATAAAGCAACTTTAATAATAACAGGTAGACCAAATGAAGGTGATTTAGTTTATGTACCTTTGATGAATAGTTTTTTTGAGATACAGTTTGTTGAAGACCAAGAGCCATTCTTCCAATTAGGAAACCTCCCAGTTTATAAATTAAGAACAACTAGATTCGAATACAGTTCAGAAAAATTTGATGTTGGTAGACAAGAAATTGACCAACTTGAAGATAGATTATCAACAGATATATTAAAAGAACAATTAGTATTAGAAGATGGTGGTGGTATGTTATTAGAAAATTCTGATACAGTAACAGGTGTATATGAATATGTAATATTAGAATCAGATGATTACAATTTAGCAACACAAACTAGAGATTATGCTGATAACACTACATACGAATCAGACGCTGGTTTTGGTACTGAAAGTACAGCAGATGATATACTAGACTTTACTGAAAGAAATCCATTTGGAGAGGTTGACGAGTAATGTTTGGACAAAGATTTTACCACGAGTCATTAAGAAAAGTTGTTGTAGCATTTGGTACAATATTTAATAATGTCATTATTCATAGAACAAATAGTGATGGTGATGTTGTGCAAAAAATAAAAGTACCTTTAGCATATTCGCCTAAAGAAAAGTTTTTAGTAAGATTAGAACAACAACCTAATTTAGAACAAAGAGAAACTGCTATATCATTACCTCGTATGGGGTTTGAAATATCAGGTATATCTTATGATTCATCTCGTAAGTTACAAAGAGTAGGTAAGTTTAAAAATGTTAATACTTCAGACGCAAGTAAACAATACTATCAATATAATCCTGTTCCATATAATATATCTTTTAATTTATATTCGTTTACAGCAACTGCTGAAGATGGATTAATAATTATAGAACAAATATTGCCTTATTTTCAACCAGATTATACTGTTACAATAAATGCAATTCCAGATATGGGAATTAAAAGAGATGTACCTATTACTTTAAATTCTGTAGATTATGCTGACAGTTATGATGGCTCATTTACAACTAGAAGAGCAGTTAATTATAGTTTAAACTTTACTGCTAAAACATATTTGTATGGTCCTATATACTCTAAATCTATTATTAAAGAAACAATAACGGATTTATATACAGACACAACTGGAAGTCCTACAAGAGAAGAAAGAATTGTGGTTGTTCCTAATCCGACAAGTGCTGACGCTGATGATGATTTCGGATTTACAACAACTATAACTGTTCACAAGGATTCTAAAAATTATAACCCAAGTACTGGAAGTGATGGATAATTATTATGACTATAGACGACAAAATAAATGAAGCTCTAGGTATCACACCAGAGAAACCTGCTACAAAAGCAGTAGTTAAAAAAGAATTTACTCCACCTGTTCCTAGATTAGAAGATAAGGACAAAGAAGATGTGGATAATGATTACAAATACAGCAGAGAAAATTATTATAATCTTATAGAGCGTGGCCAAGACGCAATACAAGGTATATTAGATATTGCAGGTGAGAGTCAACACCCACGTGCTTATGAAGTTGCAGGTAATCTAATTAAACAAGTTGCTGATACAGTTGATAAATTACAAGATTTACAAGCTAAACTTAAAACATTAAAAGATGTACCTAACAAAACAACAGCAACTATTAAAAATGCTTTATTTGTAGGTTCTTCAGCAGAGTTACATAAAATGCTTAAAAACAAAAATAAAAATATAACTCCTGAGGAAGATAAAAACTTTAAAAAAGGTTTTAATCCTGCGGAGCACGTATATGACTGAAGCATATCTAGGAAATCCTAATTTATTTAAAGCAAATACAAAGATAGAATACACCGAAAAGCAAGTACGTGAGATTGCAAAGTGTATGGAAGATCCTACATATTTTATTACAACATATATTAAGATTGTAAATATTGACCATGGTTTAATACCATTTGATATGTACAAGTTTCAGGCAAAGATGGTTGATACTTTTCATAACAATAGATTTTCAATTGCAAAATTGCCTAGACAGTCAGGTAAATCAACAACAATCATTGCTTATCTATTACATCAAGTTATATTCAATGATAATATAAACGTTGCAATATTGGCCAACAAAAGTTCAACTGCTAGAGATTTATTAGGCAGACTTCAACTCGCATACGAAAATTTACCTGCTTGGTTACAACAAGGCGTTCTCAATTGGAACAAAGGTTCACTTGAATTAGAAAATGGTTCAAAAATACTTGCAGCTGCAACATCTTCAAGTGCGATCCGAGGTGGTTCTTATAATATAATATTCCTTGATGAGTTTGCGTTTATCCCTAATAATATAGCTGAACAGTTTTTTAGTTCAGTTTATCCTACAATTTCATCTGGTCAAACATCTAAAGTTATGATAGTTTCTACTCCACATGGAATGAATATGTTTTATAAACTTTGGAATGATTCAGTACATGGAAGAAATGATTATAAACCTATAGAAGTACATTGGTCTGAAGTTCCAGGTAGAGATGATAAATGGAAAGAACAAACAATAAGAAATACTTCCGAAGCACAATTTACTACCGAGTTTGAATGTGAGTTTGTAGGTTCAGTTGATACACTTATTAATCCAGCAAAGCTAAGAATGTTATCACACCATACACCTCTTATTTCAAATGCTGGAATAGATGTGTATGAACAACCAGTAAAAGGAAAAGATTATGTAATGACAGTTGACGTTGCTAGAGGTACTGTAAGAGATTATTCAGCCTTTACTGTATTTGATGTTTCAAAAATGCCTTATCGTATGGTCGCAAAATTTAGAGATAATGAAATCAAACCTATTTTATTTCCTCACACAATAGAAAGAGTAGCAAAAAATTATAATATGGCTTATGTTTGTGTTGAAGTAAATGATATAGGACATCAAGTAGCAGACGCTTTACAATTTGAATTAGAATATACAAACTTATTAATGTGTATGATGAAAGGTAGAGCTGGACAAATATTGGGTGGTGGATTTTCTAAAAGGGGAACACAATTAGGTGTTCGTATGACAAAACAAGTAAAAAGAATAGGCGCCTCTAACTTAAAAAGTTTAGTTGAAGGCGACAAAATGTACATACCAGATTTTCATACAATACAAGAATTATCAACATTTGTAAGACGTGGTAGTGGTTGGCAGGCTGAAGAAGGTTCTAATGATGATTTGGTTATGTGTTGTCTTATATTTGCATGGATAACAAATCAAAGATATTTTAAAGAAATGACAGACCAGGATGTTCGTGCTAAAATGTATGAAGAACAACAACACGCAATAGAACAAGATATGGCACCATTTGGGTTTATGGATGATGGTTTAAATGATGATAGTTTTCAGGATGACAAAGGCGAAACATGGACACCTGTTACAGTAAGAAAAGGAGAGATGCTGTAGTAAAGGTGACAAAATTTATAAATATAAACGAGATTAAATGATACTTATTAGCTAATAAGAGGAGAACAAACATATGGCATTTCAAGTTTCACCAGGTGTTCTCGTACAAGAGAAAGACTTAACAAACGTAATCCCAGCAGTAGCAACTACGATCGGTGCTGTTGCAGGTCAATTTAATCAAGGTCCAATGGATGAAGTAATATCTATTGCGTCTGAAAAAGAATTGGTAGAAACGTTTGGAAAACCTGACTCTACAAACTTTGAATACTTTTTTAGTGCTGCTAGTTTTCTACAGTACTCATCAAGTTTAAGGGTTGTGCGAGCTGCAAACACTTCAAGTGTAAACGCTGTCGTTTCTGGGACAGCTTTAAGAATAAAGAATACAGAGCATTACTCTAACGGTGACGGAAGTACAGGACCTTATAACGATGGTTCTGCTAACGTTGGCGAGTGGGCTGCAAGAACAGCAGGCGCTTGGGGTAATAACTTAAAGATTTCAACGTGTCCGAGTGCAACGGCATACGAAGAAACAAATAAAACAACAACTAATGACTCTTCAACAGCAGTAGGAGATACCACTATCGTATTAACATCAGGAACTGATTTTAATGTAGGTGATATCGTTAACTTCGGCGAATCTGGTGGGCACGAATACAGAATTACAGTAGTTTCAACAAACACTATAACTTTTGTAAGACACCCTTCAGGCACAGGCGGACTACACACAGCTGTTGCAAATGGTACACAAGTAAGACGAAGATGGCAATACTATGACCTAGTAGATAAAGCACCAGCTACATCAACTTATGCTTCTACAAGAAGTGGAGTAAATGACGAGCTACACATTGTAGTTATAGATGAAGACGGCGCTATATCAGGTACTGCTGGTGAAGTTTTAGAAGTTTATGATTCACTATCAAAAGCTTCTGACGCTAAAACACCACAAGGTGACACTAACTATTATCCAGATGTAATCTACAATAGATCAGAATATATCTATTGGATGGATCACATTGCAACTGGTTCAAATTGGGGTAGTACAGCTTCTGGAGTAACTTCCACAGCTCTTACAGCACCATATAGTAGATCACTAGTTGACGGTGCAGATGGTTCCGCGGTTACAACTGCTGAATTAAAAACTGCTTACGAACATTACAATGACGCTGATACAGTAGATGTTAACTTAATCATCGCTGGTAAAGGTGACGCTACTCACGTAGATAACTTAATTACAATCGCTGAAAACAGAAAAGACGCAATCGTATTTGCTTCTCCTGAAAGAAGTGATGTAGTTAACGTAACAAACTCTACTACTCAAACAACTAACGTTAAAGGTTTCTTTGACGCTGTTAGAAGTTCAAGTTATGTAGTTTTTGATAGTGGGTACAAATATACTTACGACAAATATAATGACTTATTTAGATACATTCCTTTAAACGGAGACGTTGCTGGATTGGCTGCAAGAACAGACTTAATCGCAGACTCTTGGTTCTCACCTGCTGGATTTAACAGAGGCGGAATTAGAGGTGCAGTTAAACTTGCTTACAACCCAGTCAAAACTCAAAGGGATGAATTGTACAGAGCTAGAGTAAATCCAATTGTAACTTTACCAGGACAAGGTACACTCTTGTTTGGTGATAAAACTGGACTATCTACGCCGAGTGCATTTGATAGAATAAACGTAAGAAGATTGTTTATCACTTTGGAGAAAGCGATATCAACTGCTTCTAAATTCCAACTATTTGAATTTAATGACGAGTTCACAAGAGCTCAATTTAGAAATATGGTTGAACCATTTTTAAGAGATGTACAAGGCAGACGAGGTGTTACAGACTTTTTAGTTACTTGTGATACTTCTAACAATACTGCTGATGTTATTGATAGAAATGAGTTTAGAGCAGATATATTTGTTAAACCAAATAGATCAATCAACTTTATACAACTACAATTCGTTGCGACAAGATCAGGCGTTGCATTTGAAGAAGTGGTAGGAGGATAAACCAATGCCAAATATTAATGACTTTAAAGCTAAGTTAAGAGGCGGAGGCGCTCGTGCCAATCAATTTAGAGTAACAATGCCTTTTCCAGGGTTTGCTGCTGTAGGTGGGGAGACTGAAACAATGTCTTTTCTATGTACATCAACTAACTTACCAGGAATGACAGTTGCAGAAGTAGCTGTTCCATTTAGAGGTAGGGAATTATATGTTGCAGGTGATAGAACATTTGCTACATGGACAACTACTGTCTTAAATGATACAGACTTCTTAATACGTAACGCATACGAAAGATGGTTAAACGGTATCAACAATATGTCAGATAACGAAGGATTAGTTAATCCAGTAGATTATCAAGTTGACTCATTTGTTGACCAATTAGACCGTAACGGTAATGTGATTAAATCATATACATTCAGAGGAATGTTTCCAACAACGTTGGATGACATTGCGCTATCTTATGGCGATAACAACTCGTTAGAGTCGTTTACTGCTACACATAGGTATCAATATTTTGAAACAAACACTACTACTTAATACCGTTATAAGTATTAGTAATAGGAGAAACTAAATTATGGCTGAACTGTTTGGGTTTAAAATAGAGCGTTCAAAAACGCCAACATCAGATCCGAGACAAAACATAGTACCACCACAAGCGGAAGACGGAACACAAACCGTCCCCGCTGGTGGTTTCTTTGCGTCTTATGGAGGATTTGACGTTACCGCTCGTAACGAGTTAGATTTAATTAGAAGATATAGAGAAGTAGCACTCCATCCAGAGTGTGACCTTGCAATTGAGGATATAATATCTGAAGCAATTGTATCAAACGAAAATCAACAATCTGTACAATTAGATTTAACTAAAATTGAATATAGCGAATCAATCAAAAAGAAAATAAGAGAATCATTTGTTGAGGTATTAAAATTATTAAATTTTGATATCAAAGGACACGATATTTTTAGAAGATGGTATGTTGATGGAAGAATGTTCTATCATAAAATCATTGACAAAGATAGTCCTAGATTAGGAATAACAGAATTAAGATACATTGATCCAAGAAAAATTAAAAAGATAAGAGAAGTTAGAAAGCAAAGAACTGATGGAATGCCTAGTTCATTTGCTTTTGAAAATAAATTCCAAGAGTATTATATTTTCAACGAAAGAGGAATACATCCGACTGCAACATCAAACGCAGGTGGATTAAGAATAGCGACAGACGCTATTGCTTATTGTCCATCAGGATTAATAGACCAAACTCACAATCAAGTCTTATCTTATTTACATAAAGCAATTAAACCAGTTAATCAATTAAGAATGATTGAAGACGCTGTTGTTATTTACAGAATTGCTAGAGCACCTGAAAGAAGAATATTCTATATTGATGTAGGTAACTTACCTAAAATCAAAGCTGAACAATATTTAAGAGATGTTATGGCTAGATATAGAAACAAACTTGTTTATGACGCAAGTACAGGTGAGATTAGAGATGACAGAAATTATATGAGTATGTTAGAAGACTTTTGGTTACCTCGTAGAGAAGGTGGGAGAGGAACTGAAATTACTACTTTACCAGGTGGTCAAAACTTGGGTGAGATTGCCGATATAGAATATTTCCAAAAGAAATTATATCGTTCATTAAACATACCAATTAGTAGATTAGAAGGTGGTCAAGGATTTAATCTTGGTCGTGCAGCTGAAATTAGTAGAGATGAAGTTAAGTTTACTAAATTCATAGGCAGATTGAGAAAGAAATTCTGTATGTTATTCCACGACCTTTTAAAAACACAATTAATTTTAAAAGGTGTTATTGCTCCTGAAGAATGGCCTGTAATACAAGGTGATATAACATTTAGTTTCTTACAAGATGGATATTTTGCTGAATTAAAACATAGTGAAATGTTGAGAGAAAGAGTACAACTGGCACAACAATTAGAAATGTATGTTGGTAAGTATTTCTCTAATGAGTATATAAGAACAAAAATATTCAAACAAAATGAAACCGAGATTGAAGAAATTGATCAACAAATAGAAGATGAAGGTGGGTCAGAACAGGCTGCAATGAACACAGGAATAGGTGGACTTGAACAACAACCCAAAACTGGGAAAACAAATGGTAAAGAAGCTCCACTAGCAGTAAGTGCTAAACAAAAGGCTGACAAAAAACAATTTAAGGATGCAGAAACAAAAGCTAGAGATTCTTATAAAACAGGAGATAAATAGATAATATGACTAAAGATGATACAAAAAAATTCGTAAATTCACTTGAAAAGGGCGACAACAAACAAGCAGGAACAGACATTAAAAATGCTCTTGCTGATAAAGTTTCTGGCGCCTTGGACGATGCTAAAGTTGATGTGGCTAAATCTGTATTTACAGGACAGCAAGGTGTAGAAACACCTGAAGCTAATCCTTTTACAGGTAATGATACAGCTGCAGAAGCTCCTGCACCAGAGGTTCCAAGTGATGAAGTGGCTAAGTAATTTTATAAAAGAACAAATTACTGAAGCAAACGACTACAAACGTACTAGGCAATATAATAAATTATCTCCTAGAATGAAACGTGCTGTAGATATGGTTTTTAAAGCCGCTGATAAAGACGCAGATGTGATTGCTAATTTTGAAAAAAATGTTAGTGCAGCTGCAAACAAATTTGGAGTAAAGAAACAAGATTTAATGAAATATTTTGATAAGGAAACATTAACAATTTTAAGGAGATAGAAATGGCAGTAACACAAAGAGTTCTAACAGACAATGCTTATGGCGCTAAAGTTTTAATAAACTTTGATGGTCATGGCTCAGCTGTAACTATTGACGCTTCAGCATTAGCAAATAAAGAAGCTTCAGGTGATAGACTAGATATTAAAAAAATATCTTGGTCTTTAGACACAGAAGTGGCAATAACTTTTACTGGTTCAAATGTTGTAGAGGCGATTGATCTTGCAGGCGGTACAACAGGTAGTTTTGATTCACACGTTATCACTAACGGTGCAACACAACCTGGAGACGCTACAGACGCTGATATAATATTAACACCAGGAACTGGTACAGACGGTTTTGTTTATTTGGAACTAATTAAGTCAGTCGGCTTTGGTAACTAATAATGGCTGATACAGTATCTACACAGGTATTAACAGATACTACAGGTGTCAAATATGCGGTTAAACTAACCAATTATTCAGATGGCACAGGTGAAACTTTAGTACAAAAGGTTGACGCTTCGGCAACAACTTTTATGACTGAAGACGGCAATCGTAAAATATCAAAAATATTTTGGTCAGTAAATACATCCAATTCAAAGTCTGCCGTTGAATTAATATGGGATGGTGCAACAAACGCTACAGGTGTTTCGTTGTCTGGTCAAGGTTTTTGGGACTTACGTGCTGATGGTAATGAGATAGCTAACAACGCAACAACACCAACAGGTGATGTTTTACTCTCAACAAAAAATTTTGCAATTGGAGATAATTATACGGTTTTAGTGGTATTCAGATAACAATTTGTATAAATAATAAAGAGAAGTTAGAGATAGATACAAATGAGATTAATTACCGAAGAAGTAACACAAGCAAAATACATTGTAGAAGAAGACAAAAATGGCAAAAAAAATTATGCCATTAAAGGTATTTTTTTACAATCGGACGTGAAGAACAGAAATGGAAGAATCTATCCTAAAGAGATACTTCAAAAAGAAGTTCACAGATATAATAGAGAGTTCATAGAAAAGAATAGAGCATTTGGCGAACTAGGACATCCAGACGGACCTACCGTTAACCTAGAAAGAGTTTCGCATATGATAAAAGCTCTACATCCCGAAGGCAATAATTTTATAGGCGAAGCCCGAGTTTTGGATACCCCATATGGAAAAATAGTGAAAAGTTTAATAGATGAGGGTGCAACACTAGGAGTTTCAAGTAGAGGAATGGGCACACTTGTTCAAGCAGGTGGTGCTAACATAGTCAAAGACGATTTTTACCTTGCAACAGCGGCTGATATAGTCGCAGACCCATCGGCTCCCGATGCTTTTGTAGAAGGCATTATGGAAGGAAAAGAATGGATTTGGAATAATGGCGTTTTGAAAGAGCAAGAAGTAAACGAATTAAAGTTACAGGCAGATAAGAAAGCACTATCAGACAGAGCGGAAGTTAACGCAAAAGTCTTTGAAAACTTCCTTAAAAAGCTGTAATTTTATAAATAGTAATTGACACTTTCCGTAAGGAGAGGTGGATTATTTGCAAAACAACAACTAATAACTAATGAGGAGATAGATCAATGACGGACAAAACTGTGGCAGATTTGCCAAAGAAAAACGCCGTTCCAGCTGAAGCGCCAAAATCATTGGCTGCAACTGTACAACAAGTATTAACAAAAGCAGTTACGCATCCAAGTGATCCAAAATCGGATTTCGCACAAGGGGTAAGTCATATTACTGGCGACCCACACCAGAAAAGTGCAGGCACAGCGGACACATCAAACATTACATCTCTTAAGCGAGAAGATACAGACAAAGAAGACGATAAAGAAAAAGAAACTTTAAAAGCAAATGCTGATAAAGAAAAAGAGTCTGTAAAAGAAGACGCTAAAGAGGATGAAAAGGACGAAAAAGAAACTTTAAAAGCAAATGCTGATAAAGAAAAAGAAAAAGATAAAGAAGAAGTAAAAGAAGGCGAACTTCCAGCTGCTTTGCAAAAAGCAATTGATAAGAAGAAGGAAGGCGCTAAAGAGTCTGACGAAAAAGAAGACAAAAAAGACGTTAAAGAATCTGAAGAAAAATCTAAAGAAGAAAAAGAAAAAGAAATTTCTAAAGTGACTGAAGACGAAGACAAGAAAGACAAGAAAGAAGACGAGAAGAAAGACGAAGTTAAGGAAGAAGACGAAAAATCTAAAGAAGTTAAGAAAGAAACTGCTAAAGATAAAGTTAAAGACCTTGATGTAAAAGAAGACGTTAAAGCTCTAACTGATGGTGAAGACCTTTCAGAAGAATTTAAAGCTAAAGCGGCTACAATCTTCGAATCTGCTATCAAAGCAAAACTTGTTGAAGAAATTGAAAAATTGGAAGGCGAATACGAAACTAAAGTTGCTGAGAAAGTTGAAGAAACTAAATCAGAAATCGTAGAAAAAGTTGACGCTTATCTAAATTATGTCGTTGAGGAGTGGATGAAAGAAAACGAATTAGCGATAGAAAAAGGTTTAAGAGCTGAGATTACTGAAGATTTTATTGGTGGTCTTAAATCTTTATTTGAATCTCATTACATCAATGTTCCACAAGAGAAGTATGATGTTATTGAGACTCAGGCTGCAGAAATAGAGAAGTTAAAAGAAGAAGTTAACCAATCTATTGAAAAAACAGTTGAGTTAAATCAGAAGGTGGGAGAGTTTACTAGAGATGGAATTATAAAAGAAGTATCTAGTGATCTTGCTGAAACTGAAACTGAAAAACTTAAAGGTTTAGCAGAAGGAATTGAATATAAGGACGCAGAAAGTTTTAGAAAAAGTGTAGAAACGTTAAAAAATTCTTACTTCCCTAAAACAGAAGCGAGTGATAAACAATCTAATGAAGTAGCTGACAATAATGCTGGTTCTGATATGACGGAATCAATGGCTGCATATACGGCTGCAATTAGTAAATCAAAGAAAAATCCTTATCTTAAATAGATTTGGATTTTAGTTAATTAACTAAAAAAAGGAGAGATAGAAAATGTTTTTATCTGAATCAATACAACAAAAGTGGCAGCCTGTTTTGGATCATCCTGACCTTCCAGAGGTTAAGGATAGTTACAAACGAGCCGTTACTTCAATGGTGTTGGAGAACCAAGAAAAAGCGCTTAAAGAAGACGCAGCTTTCTTAACAGAAGCAGCTCCTACAAACGCAACAGGTTCATCAATACAAAATTGGAACCCTATTTTAATTAGCTTAGTTAGAAGAAGTATGCCTAACCTTATCGCTTACGATATCGCTGGTGTACAACCAATGTCAGGCCCTACAGGCTTGATTTTCGCTATGAGAAGCAGATATACTTCTCAAAGTGGTGGTGAAGCTCTTTTTGACGAAGCTGATACAGATTTTTCTGGCCGTAATGCGGCTGGTTCATCTGTTGCAGGTGCTTCCGCAGTCGCACACGCTGGCGAAAACCCAGCCGTGCTTAACGACTCAATAGGTACTTCTACTGGATACACATCTGGTACAGGTATGACTACAGCTTACGCAGAAGCTCTTGGAGATGCTGCTGCTAACGCTTTCGCTGAAATGGCATTCTCAATTGAGAAATCAACTGTGACTGCAAAAAGCAGAGCGCTAAAAGCCGAGTACACTATGGAGTTAGCACAAGACCTTAAAGCAATTCACGGCTTAGACGCTGAAACTGAATTATCAAACATCTTATCTGCTGAAATCTTAGCTGAAATCAATAGAGAAGTAGTTAGAACAGTTTATAGAACTGCTGAAGTTGGTGCTGCTGATAACGATAACTCACACGCTGCTATTAACACGACAACAGCTGGAATTTTTGACCTTGATACTGACTCAAATGGTAGATGGTCGGTTGAGAGATTCAAAGGACTTATGTTCCAACTGGAAAGAGATGCTAATACTATCGCACAAAGAACAAGACGTGGAAAAGGTAATATGATTATCTGTTCTTCTGACGTTGCTAGTGCTTTACAAATGGCTGGTGTTTTAGATTACACTCCTGCGTTAAACAACAACTTAAACATTGACGATACTGGTAATACTTTTGCTGGTGTTTTAAATGGCAAATTTAAAGTTTACATTGACCCATATGCTGCTAATTTAGCTTCAAATGCAAGTCCTGCTAAACAATACTATGTTGTTGGTTACAAAGGAACATCGCCATATGACGCAGGATTATTTTACTGCCCATATGTACCTCTACAAATGGTTAGAGCGGTAGGCCAAGACAACTTCCAACCAAAAATTGGATTTAAAACTAGATACGGCATGGTGGCAAACCCATTTGCTGGCGCTAGTGCGTCTTCAGCTATTACTGCTGACGGTGTTGGTGCAATCAACGCTAACAGATACTACAGACGTGTTCAAGTTACGAACATTATGTAATATTTGTTGAGAAACAAATCAGAAAAGGGCGCTTCGGCGCCCTTTTTTTTGGCCTAATAAGTCTTATAAATAGTAGTATGACAATTATAAACTCTAATACAAGACAGCCAACTAAACTAGACTATGCAAGTCCTACACAATTTAAGTTTTCTATAATTAAATTACCTAAAGTAGAATACTTTTGTACGGCTGCAAACATACCTGGTATCACACTAGGTACTGCAAATCAGGATACACCTTTTAAAGATATACCTATCCCAGGTGATAAAGCAGATTATGATACTTTGAATATATCTTTTTTAGTAGATGAAAATTTAGAAAACTATAGAGAGATCCATGGATGGATGACTGGTCTTGGTTTTCCTAAAGACCATTCACAATTTAGAAATTTACAACAAGCTGGTTCAGATAGATATCCTACTACTACAAGTGAAACTTATAATAAAGAATTAGGACAAGTAGTAAAACAAACTTCGGATGATGGTGGTTTATATTCAGACGCTACATTATTTGTATTAACAAGTAAAAACAATCCAAATATAGAAGTTAGATTTAGAGATATATATCCTATATCATTGTCTGGTTTAGATTACAATCAACAAGCAACAGATATTAATTATCTAACTTGCGCTGTTACATTTCAATACAAGATATATGAGTTTGCAAATATTAGTGGGAGCACAACTATAGAAACTACTAGTTAATTATAAAATAAATAATATTATATTATGACCGTTCGCAAAAGACCATCACAGCAAAATTTACGTAAATTTATTACACGAGGAGGACCAGGAGACAAGTACCTTGGGGAAGGGAAAGTCAATATGGACTCGTGGTTCAAAAAAGAGAATGTAGATATTTTAGAAGACCAAATTAGAAGTGGAGAGTTACCATTCTTTTGTGGTGCACCATTTCAAATGGTTTATACTACAACTAGAGGAGAATATGCTCCATGTTCCTGGGTACAAGAAGGTTTTAATCCTAACATAAAAAATGTAAGTATTAAAAAATACTTTAAAGATAATGCAAATTTAAATGCTCTCCGTAAAGAGATGACCACTCCTGGGGACCCTTTAAAGTTAGCAAAAAAATGGTGTGTAAACTGTATGAGTCAGGAAAAGATTTATGGTAGATCAAGGAGACAAGCTTCATTAAAAATACAAACAAACGATAGAGGTTTATGGCCTGGTATAAGAAGAGCTGTTGAAGAATGGAAGAAGACAGGACAAGGTCATTTAGAAGATAGAATATTAGAGATACAAATTAAAGCATTTGGAAACAAATGTAACCTAGATTGTTATATGTGTGTTCCTTATGATTCTACTACCAGATTAAAGACTATACATTCTGAACAACTAAAAGATGAAAAGGTATTTTCAGAATATGCTAAAACACATATTGCAGCTATGCCAAAACAAACTCTTACTTCTATAGTAGACCAGGTAGCTGAACTTGCCCCATACATTTATAACTTAAAGTTTATTGGTGGTGAACCTTTAGTTATGAAAAACTTTTATGAGATGTTAGACGCAATAATAAAGACAGGACACGCTGATAAAATGTTTGTAAAATATCAGACTAATATGTCCGTAGTAGAATTTGAAAGAGTTAAAATAACAAATTATATTCCTCATTTTTTAAACTTTGAATTTACAGTATCTTTGGATGGAGTTGATAAGTGGGATGAATATATTAGACGTAGGTCTGATTTTGAAGGAATTGTTAACAACATAAGAGAGGTAAAAAAATATCCTAATGTAACTGTAAACGTAAATGGAACAATATCCTTTTTAAGTGTATTGAGATTCTATAAATTGATAGAATGGTTTAATGATAATAATGATTTATTCTTTCAGATAAACTGGTCAAATATCAGAGGACCAAAGAAATTATGTGCCAATGTATTGCCTGATAAGATCAAAGAAGACCTTATTCCATTGTATAAAGACTGGCCAGACATACAAAATGTTCTTAAAGAAGACAATCACGGACTAGACTATCAGGATACGCTTGACTACCTTTTAATGAATGATAAATACTATAAAGGCACTAAATGGGATATGAATTTATTTGAGGTATTTCCTGAACTAGAACCATATCATAATAAAAAGGAGACAAAGTAATGACACAATTAGACCTATTAGATGAAAGGCGACACGTAAAGGTATATGATGGTGAATCTATACCTGATAAGGAGTTGATTGAAAAGATCCTTTGGAGAGCATGGAAAGTTACGCCTTCAAAAAATAATTTTATGCCATATCACGTTAACGTTTTAGGACCTGAAAGGGCTTCTGAAAAAGAATCAATATGGATGAAATCAGTTAAGAATAAGAAATCAATTAATGAAACAAACATACCCAAGTATCACGCCGATTATAGTGAAAAACATAAAGTTTGGAAAGAAGATGGTTATAACGCATATTTCTATCATTTAAAATCTGCTCCATATCTTTTAGTTTTTACTCAAAGAGTATGTACACCAAATGATTATTATAGAAAAAGTATAGAGGGTGGAGACTTCTATGAACAAATGCACGAAGACCATATGGAATCTATGTTGAGAACTACTGCTGTTGAAGTTGGTATGTTCTGCGCTAATTTAGCTGTATTTGCTTTAGAAGAAGGATTACATACTTCAACTATTGCTTGTTTCCCACACGGAGATCCAGATAAATGGAAAGATTTACCGTGGGTGGAACATCCTGTAGTCTTATTAGCAAGTATTGGAAAGAGCGCTCAACTTCGTAGGGAGCATATGAATACAGCAGAAAGAAAAGATGATATCAAACCTTCTGCTGAAACTGTTATAAAATGGATATAAAATGGGTCTGGAGAACAAGACAATAGTATTATTAATTGATTTTGAAGGCCATCCTGCAATGGGTGACGAACATACTAACCATCTTCGTTATTCTTGCTTAAATGGACTATTGTCAATTCCAGATTCAGATTTATATATTATATCTAATCACTTGCAAGGAATTTCAAGTGATGACAAAAGCACACATTTAAAAATGTGTGAAATAGAAAAAATGGTGGCTGCAGAAGGCAGACACACTTGGAGAAATATTGATCCTGATAAAGAAATATCTGTTAAAGATATTGAAGCTATATTAGAGAAAGACGGCTATCGTATTAAAAATGTTATTTTAGGTGGCTGCAATACAGCAGGTTGTGTTTTAAGAACAAGAGGATATTCTGCACAAAAATGGGCTGAAGCTGGACACAATGTACAGATATATCTTCCTATGTGTGCTGATTATCAATTGGCAGGTCTTAATCAAGCTGAAAGAAATTTAAAAGCATTTACTATAATGTACACGATTATTAAACATCATAATCTATTTGATAGAATAGATATTGTAAGGAGACTAGACCAATTAAAATTTAAACACGACTGGTAAAATATTATGAAAGATATGAATCCAACCGAACTGGATACCAACGAATGGATTGATCCAACTATTAAAAGACTTGGTAAGGAAAAGGCACGATTAACCAGAGGTGGTCCTGGCGATAAGTCAACACCAGGTAACGTTGATACATCGGAATGGTGGCAAGACGTTTCTAAAAGAACAAAAGAAACTAGAGCATTCACACCTATAAAAGGCATACCAGTAAAAGATAAAACACTTATACAAAAAGCAAAAGATAAAGACATTTTTTTTTGTACAATCCCTTTCACACAAGCTTATTCTGAAATGAATGGTAGGTGGCAAGCCTGCTGTTTCGCTCACGCTCCTATGAATGGTCCTACAGTTGAAGATACAACTATCAAGGAATGGATGGAAGATAGTTCGTATATGAACTCCATTAGAAAAGAAATGACAACGCCTGGTTCTGATTTGAGGAATGTTAAAAAGTGGTGTCAAAGATGTGTATCAGACGAAGAAAGATATGGAAGATCCAGAAGAACAAACTGTTTAAAAATCCATACTAATAATTCTGAATTTTGGGATGACATTCAAAAGAGTGTTGATTTATATGAAGCAACTGGCAAGTGGACATTTTTTGAAAGAATTATAGAAGTACAGTTAAAGATATTTGGTTCGGAATGTAATTTAGATTGCCATATGTGTATTCACACTAACTCAACAGTAAGACAAGCTGTCGCAAAGAAGGGTGTTTGGAGTAAAGCAATTTGGGAAAAGGATACGTCTTGGCCAGACCATATAATTAATTTTAAAACACACGGAAAAGATCGTACAAAAGGTACAATTGAACAGGTGCTTGAGTTAGCACCATACATAAGAAGTATTAAAATTATTGGTGGTGAGCCTTTAATTATGAAAAAACATTATGAGATGATGGAAAAAATTGTAAAATCTGGACACGCTGATAAAATTTTTGTTAAGTATCAAACAAATATGACCAAAACAAAAACAGGTAGACATAGTATATTTGATTATGTACCTTACTTTAAAGAAGTGGCTATGGTGGGTTCTGTAGATGGTGTAGGTAAAACTATAGAGTATATAAGAAGAAGAACAAATTGGAAAGAGCTTGTAGAAAATATAGAAGAATGTAAAAAATATCCTAATGTAGTTGTTGACTTTAATGGGTTGGTATCGTTTTTAAGTGTAATGAGATTTTACGAAGTAATTGATTATGTAAAACAGAACCCAAATATATTTCAAATCAATTGGGCTATGTTAGAAACTCCAATACATTTAAGACCTAATAATTTACCTGAACCAATAAAACAAAAGTTAATTCCAAAGTACGAAGACTATCCTGACATTGTGGCTGCTCTGGAAAGACCTATGGATCCAGGAGTTAATATACAAGATATATTTCAATATCTATTAAAACAAGATAAACACTATGAAGGAACAAAATGGGAAATGCACCTGTTTGATGTTTTCCCTGAACTTAAAGAATACTACGATCCAAATTATAAAGAGATAACGTAACACTATATACTTTTATTGAAAAGTATGATATACTATAGTTAAATATACAATGGAGATATTATGACATTTGACGAACTACAAGAGTTGGCTGAAAAAGATTTAAAACTAAATGATACTGAACTAGATATAGAATCATTAAAGACCCCACAATTACATAACAAATATTCAAAGTTTCACAATCAATATATTAATCTGTTAAAGAAAGCAGAGCAAGATAGAGATGTAATGGTTAGAGATAAATGGGAATATTACACAGGTAAAGCAGACGCTAGCGTCTATCAAGCAAAACCTTTTAATCTTAAAATTTTAAAACCAGATGTTGACAAATATCTCAAAGCAGATCCCGACTTAATCAAGTTGGAACAAAAGGTAGTTTATATAGAGAGTGTTGTAAACTATTTGGACAAGACAATTAGACTAATTGCAAATCGTTCCTTTCAAATAAAGAACGCAATTGAGTGGCGTAAATTCACTTCTGGCGTTATCTAAAAAATGCAAAACATTATAGTTGACAAGGTCAATGACGTTTACATTCGGATTGACGCTGACGCAAGTATCCGTAGAGAACTTTCCGAGTATTTTTCATTTGAAGTACCTGGCTATAAGTTTACACCCCAATTTCGTAATAGAGTTTGGGACGGAAAAATCAGATTATATTCGTATGCTACAGGTCAATTATATGTTGGATTGTACCCCTATCTAAAAGACTGGTGTAAGAAGAAAGATATACATATTGTTGAATCTAGTGAAATATTGACATATAATAACGCCATAGCCGCCGATATAGGCGGTTTAATAGACTCTTATGAACTATCTATCACGCCGAGGGACTATCAAATTGACGCTTTTAAATATGCCTTGGAATATAATAGAGGACTAATATTATCTCCTACTGCCTCTGGCAAGTCATTAATCATCTATATGTTAGTAAGACATTATTTAAATGTCATAGACAATAATATACTCATTATTGTTCCTACAACTTCACTTGTAGAGCAGTTATATAAAGATTTTAAATCTTATGGATTTAATGTGGAGAAAAATGTCAGTAGAAATTATCACGGATATGATATTGAAGAAGATAAACGAATTGTAATCTCCACGTGGCAATCATTGTATAAAATGCCTAAAGAGTTTTTTGAAGACTATGGTGCTGTTATAGGTGATGAGGCACACTTATTCAAAGCTGTATCACTTACAAAGATAATGACAAAACTTGTAGATTGTAAATATCGTATTGGTCTCACAGGTACTTTAGATGATAGTAAAACACATAGATTAGTATTACAAGGTTTGTTTGGAATGGTTAACAAAGTTATATCAACAACTGAATTGATTGATAGAAAACAACTTGCTGATTTAAAGATTATGTGTCTGAACTTAAAGTATCCAGAAGTGGAGGCAAAGAAAGTATATGGAGTAAAGTACTTTGAAGAATTGGAATACCTTACTCAAAATATTGCTCGTAATAAATACATACGAAATCTAGCCTTGGCACTTAATGGAAATACTTTATGTTTGTTCCAATTGGTTGAAAAACACGGTGAAATTTTATTTAAATTAATCAAAGAAAAAGTAGACCCTAAACGAAAGGTGTTTTTTGTTTATGGTGGAACAGAAACTAATGATAGAGAAAAGATTAGAGCAATTACAGAAAAATCTGATAACGCAATTATCATCGCTTCTTTCGGGACGTTTAGTACTGGTATCAATATTCGCAATTTACACAACATTGTTTTTAGTAGCCCTAGTAAAAGCCCTATAAGAATATTACAAAGTATAGGTAGAGGTTTAAGAGTAAAAGATAATAAATCAAATGCTACTTTATATGATATATCAGATGATTTAACCTATAAAGGTAAGAAGAACTTTACCTTAACACACTTCCAAGAACGAGTTGAATTATATAATAGAGAAGGATTTAACTATGAAATACATAGCGTGGATTTAAAATGATATCAGATGGAGATTTTAAGTTTCTATTAGATAAGAGTCAAGGCTCTACAAAAATACTAGAGATAGGTACAGGTACAGGTAAAAGTACAGCTGCTTTACGACTCAACGCTGAGGTGTATACCATTGACAAAAATGATATGTTTGATTATAATGTAGATTGTTATAGATTTATTACTGAAAGCAAAGTTTATTGGCAATCTTATACGCACTATGACTTTGACTTTGTTTTTATAGATGGCTCTATAACTAAACTAGACTGTGAACAAATATTAAAAAGAACAAAGGACTCTTTTAAAATAGTATTCCACGATTATCTACCTAATGAAGATAAAGACCCAGGCAAAAATAAAGGTTATTATAATATGAAAGTATTTAAAGAAACAGCGTTGTTAAGTTATGCTATGGTTGAAGAATTAGGTGGTACTCATTGTGCCATAATAGCGCTTAAAAAAGATAAATAGTTATATGATTAATCGCATTGATGATAAAACTGTTAAGATAATAAGGTTAGTTTCTGGTGAAGAAATCTGCTGTAAGTTCCCCTTACACAAATCGCAACTACCTGAAAACTCAAAACTATTAAGATTACAGGATCCTATGTTAATTAAATATGTTCCTCGTATAACTGAACAAGGTATATCTGACTATATTGCTTTAGTTAAATGGGTTGGTTTTACAGATGAAAAAATCGTTACTATACCTGTTGACAAAATTATAACAATATGCAATGCTACACCTCAATTTACAAAAAGGTATAGTGACCTTTCAAACTCACTAAAACACGCAAAACAACCATTACCAGGATTTATACAAAGAGATATGACGGAAGAGGAGTTAGAACACGCCGCTTCCTTGGAAAGAGAATTGAACAATGAGAACTTAAAAGACGTTGCTGAATATTGGAATATGCCTAGTAAAAAGATCCACTAGTAGTTTTAAATCTAATCTAGTCACTAGCTAGGTATTCTCGGTAACAACCTACATAGGTAGTATAACAACGAATTGGGAATATGTCAAGCGGCCATGAAAATTAGATTTTATCACAGACTAGACGGCACAAGATGGTTGGGATTCATACTAGCCATAATAGGTACATACATACTTTCAGACGCAAATCCTTCAACTCAATGGTTGGGGTGGGCGATTACAACTCTATCCTGTAGTATATGGATATATATGGGTATAAAAGATAAAGATATACCTAGAGCATTAATGGAAGTAATGTATTTTTTACTTGCAATAAGAGCTATATTTAATTGGTTATTTTGACCGTAAACCATTGACAAATGCGACCATTTATAGTATTATATAATAATGAATACAAAATTAAAAATAAAGAAAAAACCTGAACACTATGTAGATAATAAAAAGTTTCTACTAGCGATGATAGAGTATAAGGATAAGTGTAGTAAAGCTGACAAGAGAAAAAGAAGCTCACCACCAGTTACTAATTATATTGGTGAATGTTTTTTGAAGATTGCGAATCACTTATCTTATAGACCTAATTTTATTAATTATACTTTTAGAGATGATATGATTTCTGATGGTATAGAAAACTGTTTACAATATCTTAAAAACTTTAATCCCGAAAAGTCAAATAATCCATTTGCCTATTTTACACAAATCATTTACTATGCTTTTATTAGGAGAATACAGAAGGAAAAGAAACAATCTAATATTAAATATAAAATGATAGAACAAGCAGGTATAGATGAGTTTGCTGTATTGCCTGGCGATACAAACAATGATTACAAGAATCAATTTTTAGATTTTTTAAGAAAGAACAGGCCTTCAACTGAAGAACCTGCAAAACATTCAGAAATAAAAGTTAAGAAAAGAAAAAAAAGAACCTACAAAAGTGTTTTGGATGTTTGATTGGTTTGATATGACCGCTATTACTATAGCGGCTATAGCTATAATAATATTCTTATTAATGGTAACCTAATGAAGATTGCAATATTAAACGATACTCACTTTGGTGTTCGTAATGACAGCGAAGCGTTTAGAAATTATCAGCTTAGATTTTATAACGAAATCTTTTTCCCATATTTACAAGAACACAACATTAAAACTTTGGTACACCTAGGTGATGTTGTTGACAGAAGAAAGTTTATTAACTTTCAAACTGCTTCTATTTTTAGAAGAAAATTTTGGGATAGACTTTATGAAGAACAAATTGATACACACATTATAATAGGTAACCACGATACTTATTTTAAAAATACTAATAATGTTAACGCTGTAGAAAATTTATATTCAACCTTTGACAAAAAAAATGAACCGTGGGTTTATACTAAAGCAGAAGTAGTAAATTTTGATGGTACTGATATTTTATTTGTACCTTGGATTTGTGATGACAATAGAGAACACTCTATAGAAATGTTGCAACACGCTAAAGCAGAATTAATATTTGGACATTTAGAGATTAAAGGTATTGAAATGCAGAATGGAATTATCAATGAATATGGTAATGATAAAGCAGATTTTAGTAGATTTGAAAGAGTTATATCAGGACACTTTCACAAACATACAGATGATGGCCAAATACATTATTGTGGTGCTCAATATGAAATGACTTGGTCAG